AAGACCTGGCATTAACGAAACTGGATCAAGCTCTTTGAAACCGATTATTCGATCTTGTGATTTGTTATAAATGATCTCAAATGCGATATATCCATCGATCAACCACTTTCTAAAGTAAGACCAAGCGGAAAGATCATTATTGAATCCGAAATACTGATAGATTCGTTTAAAGTTGGTATCTAAAGATATTTTAATTGCGGCTAAAGTTTCCGGATCTAACGATTCATCGTCAAAAGTTACCGGAGCCATGCAATAATTTTTATCGTCATAAACTACACATTCATCACAAAGAGTATCAAGAATATCTTCGATTTCATCCTGTATAGCAAATTTTCTAAGATCTTCTCGTTTCTTTGGATAAGACTTATCAAAAATAGAAATTGATTTTCTTAGATTAATATCAGTCATTGACAGATTAGCAAAAAGTGCATAATCGTCGTATTCTCCTCCAGCTGCATTTCTAGGATCTAACCTCCATCCAAATTGATCTTCATTAACACCAATTGCTCGTGAATTTGTTAGAACCATATCGTCGTACATCATCCCAAAAGATGATAACGATTTCAAAGCTTTACGTATAGGATTTCTTGATGAAGCCGGAGATTTTCCAGTATAAACATCATCTCTATTAACGAATCCTTGTGCCATAGTTTAGTTTATTATTATGTTCTATATATTTGATTCTGAATCTTACTTATTTTATGAACTTATGCTTACCTTGTTTCTCAGCAAGTTCAATTTTAGCTTTGTAATATTGAGGATTCTCGTTCCATTTAATAACATAATCTTCATATGCTTTGTATATGTCAAATATACTCGTATTTCCTTCGAGTTGAGGATATTGTGTTGGTTGGTCTATCTTTAAGATCTTATCCCAATCATCATAACATACACAGTATATTGGATCTTGGATTTGTTGAGGTAGATAATTACGGATAGCAAAAGAAAATCCCATAGGATCTAATGCTGTACGGATAGCAAAAAGGTCAAGATTATCAATTGATGCTTGTTCAGATGCTTTTTGAGGTTTTTTCTTGATTGCGTCTTTATACATCCCAGAATATCCTTTACGTAGCTTATTCACTATCATATCTCGATATTTAGGCGGATACCAGCTTATATTAATACCTTTATAAAGGAGAGATCCATTAGGTGAGATATATCTCCCTAACATTAACATTATCGGCATCTTATCCCAATAAGCTAATCTGTCTGCGGTTATTGCATCATATTGAAAGATGTAAATTTTACCAGGATCTAGATCCGTAGATTTTTTTAGCTTTTCTACTCGTGTGGATTTCTCGTCCTTCATTTCATTGAGCAGCCATTTATAAGGATTTTTGAGTTCCTTTTCTGGATCACTTTGATTTTGGTCTTCTTCAAAACCACCTTGAGCCTTTAAAGAAAGAATCTCTAGAAAGGCTTTAAAAACATCAAAGAAACTTCTATTTTTACTCATTATTTATTGCTCATTTTGAAAAAATCTTCTGTGATTACTCGGAATTCGCAGTCTTTCATGGTTTTTGCTAGTTTGGTTGCGGCTTCCTTTTTTGCAACATTCGTAACCCAAGCTTCATAGGCCCATTTATAAGAAGCCATGGCTTTTTTGGTTTTTCTTTTTGGGAGATTAGGTTTTTTGAATTGAGATTTTGGTTTTATCTCAATTATCCAAGTCTTTCCTGTGTCAGTTCCTATAATGAAATCCGGAAAGTAACTGTGATATTTGTTATCAAGTGGATTGAAGTATTTAATACACAAAGACTCCGATGACCACCATAGGATCGCCGGAGTCCTTTCACAATATAAACAAAATTTCTTTTCCCAAGAAGATCGATAAATTATAGGACCTGAACCTTTATACTTTTTAGCCTCGTTTAGCGGAAAGTAACCTTGCGTAAAGGGAGATTTTTTGGATGGTCTATTATTTTTTATCGACTTCATAGAGTGTATTACATAGCAGATCTCTTAATAGCTCCGCCAGCTAATACATCATCCATTTCAGCATCTTCCCAGCGAACGTCTTTTTCCATGTTCTCTGTATTAAAGATATGATAGTGATCAGTTACTCCTTGATAAACCATTGAAGGAACTTCTTCACCATCAACAACCACGATATATTCTTTTCCTGGAATTAAATCCTCTTTAGCAGTAATTGTATCTACAACAACATCTGCATCGGATGCCTCATCTGGTTTGAAGTTTGGTGCGATATCTTCGTCAACTTTGTTATAATTTTCGTTAACGAATTCGTCAAATGATAAAAGCTTTTTCATTGTCTCTTTTTCTTTTTTGTTATTTTATCTATATATCTTAATCAACATAAACAGGATGAGATCCTGCAGATGCTGAATCGGTTGGATCCCAGCCTTTCATTCCATTAAATGATCTCATGTCTGTAGTGGACCATGTTGATGTGTAAGTTCCGGTTCCAACGGTTCTTTTTGGATCGTTATTTAAAGATGTTTGATCAGGATCTATTGCAACTGAAGGATCTCTTGTAATTTCTGCAGTTTGTTCTAGTCCGTTTTCTTCAAGTTTTTCTCCACCTTCATCGGTTAGAGGTCTATCTCTCAACATTGCATTAACTTCAACAAAGAATTTTTCTTCCTCAGGTGATAGCTTAGATTTGACGTATTTGGCAATTCCTCTTAAAACCGTCTTACGCTTTTTATTATTTTCTATTTTGAACTTATGTTCACGTTTTCCTCTCGTAAAACCATCCATATAAGGATATTGATCTAGCTCTCTTAACATCCTTTCTAGTTTGGCATCTCCATTAAACTTATCAGCAATCTTTGCAGATTCTGATTTTAATTGTTCCATTTTAGTTTTATCTCTAAATCCTTTGATTTTGTCAATTATGGATTTTCTCCAATGTGAGAAGATTTTTCCGGCAAGAATAATACCACCTCCAGCAACAATTGTTGCCATTTCAGCACCGGTTTTAATTACATCTGCGGCTAAAATTCCTTTTGTTACCTCCCACCATTCAAGACCTTCATTAAGTGACTCATCAGCAGAAATCATGTATTGAGATTCGCAAATATGAATAGTTCCTTTGCTATCTCGAAAAGCCAACTTACCTTTGATAAGTTCTTTAGATATTATAACTCCGGAATAACCGTCCAATGTAACAATAGGCGATCCTACTTGAAGATCACATCCATCATAACTGACATTGGGAGTAGATTCGTTTAGTTGATATTCTTCGTACGAAAATAGATTTTCCATATTATTCTTCTTCGGTTGTTGTTGTTTCTTCATCTTCTGCTTCTTCAGGGGTTTCGTCAGCCAATTCCTTACCTTTCTTTTCGGCATCTTCAACTGCTTCTTTATCAACAGTTACAGGTATAGTGATAACCTCAGGACCTTGATTAGTAAAGACTTTATTTCTTTCAAAATCATATACGAAAACGACCTCACCATCTTTTTTGACGATATAAGTCTTGGTCATTCCATCTTCTTGAAATTCATAACCATCCTTTTTTCCTACATTAGATTTCCAAAGTTCCCACCAAGCAGGATCAACGGCATAAGCATTTTTAAGATCTCCAATTTTCGGTTTTTCTTCAGGTTTAGAATCTGTCTTTTCTTCTGCTTCTGTTATAGATTCATTAACTTCAACAAATCCTTGTGATACTAAAATTCTTTCGGCATCTTTTAGATCTTTTGCATCTATATTTTTATAACTAAATTCTACACGATATTTTTTACCGTCTTTTGTGATGTATGCCGATTCTTTCTTATCATTCTTGTATTCAGCAACCTTTTCTTTTGCTTCATTAACTGATTCAGATAAAAACTTATAGATTAATTTACCATCCTCGGTTTGAGTTTCTCTTGTATTAAGGCCACCAACATTTTGAAGTGCTAGATCAATAAGTAGCTTTTCGGAAGGTGCACCCATATTGTCCCAACGTTTATCCGTCTTATGAATTTTACCAAGCTTTACTTCACCATCATAAACATATATAGATTGAAGTTTGTCTCCGTCTTTAACAGCGATTGCATTACCTTCACGTTTTGAAAAGTAAATATCACCGTCTTTTCCAGGTTTAGTAAATTGAGTAACTTTTGCACCTCTAGCTTCATCTATCGATTCGGTAAGACCTAAATGATCAGCCATTTCCTTGTTAAATTCTTCAAGTTCTGCATCATTCAATTTACGGTAAACTTTTTCTCTAAGATTTTTAATTAGCTTTCTAGCTTCATCATATCCTTTACCTTCATTAACTTCAGATTCGTTAACTCGAGCTTTAAGAAATGAGTAAACTTGTTCAACATCTTCTTTGGCTGTTGCCATATGATCTACTGCCCAAGCATGTCCATCTCTAAGTAGCTCATCAACTTTGTCTGGGTTCATTTTTAGAATCTCCTCGATTTGATCTTTTATGTTGATCAAATTTTGAAAAAACATATATTCATCTACGTCTTCTCCTACTGGATTGATGGTAAATGTATGTGGTTCTATAACTCTACCGTCTTGAGAATATTGTTGTGGAAAATTCTCATTAATAAAGTCTTTGAATTTTTTAAGAGATAAACTCATTATCCGTTGTTTCTTTTATTTATCTAGATTGAATAGATTCCGTCTGAATCTGGATTCGATCCTCCTTCTAATGAAAGAGTTCCTTTGTATTTTCCAGGATGTAATTTGTTCCAACCTTTAGCATATCCGTTTTTAGCGATTTGTGTGTAATAAGAGAATGCGTTTGTGGTTTTTTCGGGTTTGAAACGATCCCAATACTTGAATAGATCTAGAAGTGCAAATTGAATGCAATCTTCTTTATCTTGTTGTGTTGTGTAAGTTAATTTATTGTTTGCTCTTTCCGCAATTAAGATGAGCATGTCTTGAGCTTTCTTTGTTAATTTCTTTTGTTCAATACAATAAGAAATCTCGGCATAAAGCTCTTTATTGTCTACATAAGCTGCCATGTTTATTATTTTCTTCTTTTTATGAAATTTATCGGAAAAAGGATCAGATCTTAACTGTAAGAAGACCTCTAGGAATTGACATAGTTTTACCATCAGGTCTAATCACTTCTACCTCTTCGTCATCTCCTTTACTTGAATAATCAAGAGCATCTGCTTGAACTAATTGACCTTTACGAAGATCTTTATAATCTTGTTTAAGTCTTACACCGGATGTAATATCATCTTTTTCAATATCTTCATGTAAAATGGATTCTAACATTTCCTCTTGCTCAGGAAAATTTAGACTTCTTCCTTTTGCAACTTGGATTCCGGATGAACCTCTTAAAGATACTTGAATGTTGTATTTTTCTCCGTTTTCATCTTCAACCTCGAATTGTTTGAAGGCATTAGCTCTATTTCCAAATCCTACAATTGTGTAAGTATGTCGATCTGTTTTAAGAGTACTACCGATAGAAAGTTTGTTAGCATCTTTAGGTGATAGCATTCCTTCGTTAATGAATTCGTGAAAGTGTTTAAATGTTTTCATATTCGATCTTTTGCTGAAAAAAGAGGAGTTTCCTCCTCTTTTCTATTTTCATTTAAGTTATTTTATTTCTTTACAAAAAATGACAACCAACCACCAGAATAAGTGCTCACTGCATTAAGTTTTTTACTATAGGCAACGTTTGACATAAAATAATCTTCATATTCAGGAGCTGATGCATCCTTGAAATTACCACCTTTACTCCATTCTTTGTCGAGTTTTTTGTATTCTTTTGAATCTCCATCTTCGTCAGGGTCATATACAACGATATCCGAAGGTTTAGCGCCTAAGATTTTTGCAATTTCTAAGTAACCGTCTTTTCCATCAGGATCAGATTGCATTATCTTATCTAGTGAAAGGCCTACTTCTTCGTTAAGTTTACCTTCGTTGATGAATTCTGAAAATGTTTGTAAATTTTTCATCTTTTGTTTATTTTTATTTGATTAAATTATTCAATTTCTCCAGCATCGATAGCGGCGATAACTTCTTCGTCTGTCATTTCGATAGGTGTTGCTTCTTCAGATCCTGAATCATTATTCCATATATGAACTCCATCAGTAGATCCTTGGTAGATATAACCTCCAACTCCTTTGATTTTGTTTTCTTTACCTGGAACTAGATCGTTAACTGATGCGATTGCTTCGTTTACCGATTCATCAACTTTGCTTAGTTCAGTTTTAAGATTTTTCAAAGAATCTTCAAGATACTTAACATAATCTCTCATTTTCTTTTGTGGATCAAATGGGTGCATTGTATTAGGATGCTTGGATTTGTATTGTCTTAGTTTAGCTTCAACGTTTGCTATTCTCTCTTCTAAGTCATCTTTTTTTGATTCGTCTAGATCATTGTTTTTGTATTCTCCAGTCAGCTTAGACATTTCTTTTTCTTGCTCAGCCAATTTGCTTTCTAAAAGTTCTTTAGCTTTTGTGATATGTGTAGATTCTCCATTAACTTTAACAAAAGTATTTAGATCTTCGATTTTTTCAAGAATAAACTTGATTCGACTTTCAACCTTAGCGATTTCTTTTTCTTTTCTTTCAGCATCAGCTTTTTCGTTTTCTAAAAGATGATTAACTGAATCGGTGATATCGTAATTCATGAAGTCCTTAACAATTTTAACTGCATCTTCAGCTGATTCAGCAAGAACAAGAGAATTTTCTTTCATTCCTTTGTTAATTCGTTGAATGTAGATATTTTCGTTTACCGTAAATACGTTTACTGTAACTCCTTCGAAAAGAGATGAAGTAACTCGGTAACCAAAATCAAGTTCTTTAATTCCTTCACCTTCGGAAATTGCATGTTGAATGAAAGACATTTTAGAAGTCTCTCCCATTTTAACGAAACCTCCAGCCAATAAGTGATTAATAACTTCAGATGATTCAACAACTTTATTATTCAATTTAACAACCTTATCATCGCCATATTCGATATCGATAATCGAGTTTGTGTTAGGATAAATTCGAATTCCTTTGTTAGAGAATTTAGCATTTTCTGAGATATTAACAAGAGACTTGAAGTTATCGGATACTGTAAAAGCAGATTCCTCAATTGATTCTCCGTTAAGTTCTAGTAGCTTTCCTGAAGAGAAAAATACGAATCGAGATTCATCAATAGCTTCAACCGGAGAATAAATTCTAGAAACTTGGAAATTAGGATTTTGTCCATTTACTTCTCCATGTTTTTTACTAGCATATTCATAAAGTCTTTTCACTAAAGGAATCCATTTTTGATTCTCAAGTAAATTGATAATTTCTTCTGTTGGATTGCTTGATTCTGAACACTCTTTCAATTTAGCAAGAGCATCTTTGTAAAATTTCTTTTCTCGACTCATTTCTAAATCAAACATAACTTGTTCAATAAGAATATAAGTCTCGTTTCGCTTCAAGTAATCTTTTGTTTCGTTGATAAAGTTACCAACAGATTTCATCCAAGCATAAGCTCCTAGCTCTTTAACTAAAGACTCAAGTAACTCAACTCTTTTGATTACAAATTGATCAGCCATAGTTGTAGATCCTTCGTTCAAAGAAGCATCTTTAACCATATTTCTAGCTTTGTTTTGCTCTACTCCAAGACCTTTAAGCTCATCGTAAATATCGTTAGTAGTTGACTTACCTTCAGAAATTTCTAAAGAGGCAAACTTACCATAATATCTTTCGATAATCATTCTTGAAGTATTAACTCGGTCAAGTCCTTCAAGAAGATTAGTAAGCTTCTCTTTCAGAATAGCCGAATCTAAGGTTTTCTTAAGATGTGACATTTTTTGTATATTTGTTTTTGTTTATTTTTCTTTCAATTCATTCTCATAAGATTCCATTAGAATTTTCTTGATCTTTTCTAATTTTTCAGAATCTTTCATTGCAGATTTAAGAGCAGCCAATTTAGCCGAATCTTCGTCATCCTTTTTCATGGAATCTTCATCATCTTTTTTATCTTCCATGTCTTCTTCATCACCTTTCTTTAACTTATCTAAAGCATCTTCTACATCCGGATCAGCCTTAGCTTTTTCTGGCTCAATTCCTTTTGCCAAATCATCTGGATCAGCTTTAACTAAATCATCGATCTCATCGTCTTCCTCAAATAAACCTTCTTGAATTGCGTCAAAATCTATAGCAGATTCGAATACTTGAGCAAGAACTTTTCTTTTTCTTTCTTCATCAATACCTAATTGAGTCATATATTGATAAATCATTGAAGGTGTTTTACCTTCTTCAGCAAGCTTCTTTATTAAAGGATAAAGAGAACCTTGTCCATAATAAGAGTATTGTCCAACCAACATCTCATTGACAAAGTCTTTGTGTGATTTTAATTCCATTTTTTATGTGCCTATTATTTTTACTATATATCTATGCTGGTTCCTCAAACTTTGATTATGCGGTTCCTCCTTGCGGTGGGAATGCAGATGAGCTAGGACCTTTAGGCCAAACGTTATCTGGAGGAATTGTCGATATAGGAGGTACTACATTACCTGTATAATCTTCATCCGGTGTATAATCAAGTCCACTAGTGGATCCAGCAGAAGGACCATTAGCTATTTCATCTACTGTTTGAGCCAGACCAAATGTATTTGCAGGTTGTCCAGATGCAGGTGGTGCTCCGGTATTTGATGTCAATGCGGTAGATCCTTGTACTATCGGTGGTATAAATGTACTCGATTGGAATCCTTCAATTACATTACCTTCGAAGAATGAAGTTCCTTCTTTGAATATCGGTAAATGTGCTTTGATTTCTAGAGAAAAACTAACCTTAAATTCCTTCCTTTCAGTGAATCCGAATTCCATGGTTCTTTCGTTATTGTAATCGTCAGGGAATACGGCTAGACAAGGAATTCTTACATATCCAGTGTCTATTTGAAAGATTTTGTTTTTGAAGAATGTTCTAATTATTGCCTCAGTGCACTTCATCTGATCTACAATGGAATCGCAATAAATTGTGTTTTCTACGGATAAGATCAAAGGAACCATAAAGGCTTCTGTGTTATATGAATTTAGAGTACCATCATCTTCTTGTATTTGATGTCTCATTCTCACATACTTATTGACAATAGATTGTCCATCAACCGTAATTCCGTTTAGATTTACGATTCCTCTAGGAATTTTGTTATAGAAAGTTTCGGCAACTCTACCTTCCGGATCAAAATCGATGTTATTAAGAAAGTTATTTTGTAGATAACGTTCAGTACCTGTTGTACTAAAATAAAAAGGAACTTCGACCTTTTGTTTTTGGTCTACTCTTTGACCTATTTGATTGTACCAATAAATGTTATCGTGAAGGGTTGCAAGAAGACCAATAAGGATATTTCTTAAAGTTACGTCGTCTTTGTTAAAATGTAAGTCATATACTGACATGTACCTTGTTTCTTTTTACTATATATCAAATCTAGGAAACTTCCTCGATGAGTAGTTTAGAGAATCCGCCTTCCTTAGTGGCTTCAACTCGTCTATCAAAAAGTTCTAAAGGTAATTCAGCATGATTGATAACCCATGTATTAAGATCACTTTCTTTCGAGGTTTCTCTAAGAATTTTAATGATCTCATAAATTCCAGCAGAATCGATTGAAGAGAAGATTTCATCAAGAAAAAGTAAATTGATAGATGGATATCTAACCTTCAGCATTTTCAAAAGTGCTATAATAATGATGAAGTCAGCCTTTTTTCTTTCTCCGGTTGACATACTTTTTGGTGATATTTCTTCACCTATTGATTTGATTATGCAATCAAATTTATCATTGAATTGTATAGAATAAGGCAGATGTATTTGAGCTGCCATATTTAAGATGGTTTGATTAAGTGGAGGGAGAATAACTTTCATTGCCATATTCTTAATACCATCATCTCCTAATACCGATTCTATTCCTTCGAGAAATGAATCTTCGTTTCTTTTTGTAATTTTATCTGATTCTCGATCGGTTTTCTTTTCTTGATTTTCGTTTATTAGCTGATTGAGATAATCTTTGTCTTGAGTCTTTACTTCGTTTTTAAGCTTTTCCGCTTCAGACTTATATTGATTGATTCTCATTGATGTTCTAATAGATTCATCATTCATCGATTGAATCTTATCGGATATCTTTTTTATTGCAGCATTTACATTTTGTATTTCGATATTAATTTCACTTGAAATATCTAGGTCTGTATTGATCTTTTTTGTTAGTTCGTCTATAGCCGAATCAGATTCCTTTTTATCAAAATCTCTTTCACAAGTAGGACATTTGTGTTGCTTATACAAATCAACTTTTCGATTCATTGATTTGATTTCGTTGTCGATTTCTAGTTTTTTAGAACTTTTTTCTTTTAGAAGTTCTCCTACTTCTTTGTTTTTATTTCGAATCAAAACCAAATCGCTATCAACCTTTTGCTTCTTGGAAAGGAGATCTTTTACGTTTTCGATATACTCTTTGATTAGATTTACTCGATCTTCTTTTTTGGTTTTTTCTAAGTCTTTGATTTTTGATGTGATAGAATCAATGGATTCTTCGATTAAAGTTAGCTCGCTTTCGATAGTTTTAATTTGATCTTTGAGTTCTCGTCTTTCTCCTTTGATTTCATCTCTCATTTGATTGATTATAGACAATCCAAATAGTCGATCAATGATATTTCGCTTATCTCCAGTGGACATTGTTAAAAATGACTTAAAGTCATTTACCGAAAGAACCAAGATATTCTTAAACACTTGATATGGTATGTCGTATATTTCGGTTTCTAAATAGGTTTGAACATTAGCATTTCCGGCAGTTTCATATGGTGCTCCATCTATTTCTACCTCAAATAAACCGGGAGATACTCCTCGAGTTACTGTTATCTTTTTGTTCCGAGAAACGATTTGTATACGGCACCAAAGATTTTTATTGATTCGATTAGGCAGATCTGATTTGTTCTTATTTTCTACCTTCCCGTAAAGTGCAAATGTTATTACTTCAGATATCGTACTCTTTCCATTTCCGTTACCTCCAAGTAAAAGATAAAGATCTCCTTCTCGTTTAGTGAAATTTATAGATTGGACAGAGTTACCATAGCTATTGAAGTTTTTCCATTCAATTGATTCTATTCTCATACGTTTTCGTTAACTACCTTTAAGTAAGTTGTATTTAATTTTTTAAGCATTTTTTCTTTATCTGATTCCGATAAACCTCCCATGTTATTAACATATTTTTCACATAGATCGTATATCTGATATGTCTTTCCTTCTGCAATATCTTCGGATTGTTCTTGAAGATCTTTCTCAAATGGAATTATTTCTAGCTTACTTGCAACCTTACTAAGTTCATCGATTATTAGATTGACATTAAATTTCATCAAATAAGATGATGGTACAAAAAGATCTACTCGATTATTTTTGCATTCAGTAATAAGATCAGATAAAGGCTTTTCTAACCATTTGTCTAAATAAATTCGATTGAATCTAGGTGAATGTGTGTTTTGATAAAATTGATCATCTCCTGAATGTATATCAAGAAGATACCATCCTTTTTTATTTCCTGCATCAGAACGAGTCATTTCATAAGGATTCCCTACCATAGTAACGTTTTTACGTACCTGACCCCAGTGAATATGTCCGGAATATACTTTTCCGAATTTTACCAAATCATCAGTAGTTAGTCCTTCTTCAACTTGACGATTTCGATCAAAACTTAAAGAACGTATGTTAGTATGACAGAAAAGATAAGAGCATTTATTAGCAGCTAAATGTTCTTTAATACACTCTTTTTCTTCAGTTTCATCAGTTCTCCATGGCATAAACAGTGCATTGGTTTTTTGATTTTCATCGATAAACGTTCCAATGACAGGTTCTTTGAGGATATGAACTCCTGGAATGTATTTCAAAGTATCAAGTGATGATATGTCATTTGAGGTTTTTCTCATTACATCATGATTTCCTGCAATGATATAAATTCCATCAACAAAGATTTTAGAAAGTCGTTCGAACAAATCAATACCTTTGTGCATTACCAAAAGATTGATTGATTGTCTATTATCATATACATCTCCACAATGAATTAGAATATCACCGGGCTTATGCATCGATTTAACTTTCGGAATGAAATCGTTATCAAACCAATCCATCATAACATTGAGCCATTCAACCGAATTAGATCTAGCACCAAAGTGAGTATCGGAAATAATGAAAGCTCTTTTTGCCTTGATATTTTGAAATTGTGCCATATTAAAATAGTGGTTTTCGAGGTTTTAAGTATCCTCGGTTTCTTAGTTCAATTATTAGTTCGGTTTTGAATGTGTTTGAAAGAGATTCGTAGAATTTTTCAGGAGAAACATCAAAGAATTCTGTCAAAGAATCAAATATCTCAATCTTGGGAAATTTGTCAAACTTAATGCATACGGTAGAATAAATTTCATTGATATTACTTTTGTTTATCTTAGGCAGATTTCCTTCTGAGTCTCGGGAATGAAACTTCTTAAATTCTTCACCATCTTCAACAAAGACTTTAACTTTGTCAAATACAATTTGTTTATCTACATTTTCATCTATAGGTCTTTCTCTTTTCGAAAGATCTAGACTAAAATTAGTAGATGATTTTTCTGATTCTGTGCTTTCGAAATTATTATCAAAGATCTTATCTCTGAAAATTTCTTCCTCTTCGAATTGGTTTTCTTCGTCAAATCCAGGATTTAATTCATCGTTTTTCATGTTAATTGCTTGTGTTCATTACTGTATCAGTCTCGATTAATCGCATATATCGATAATCAATTCGGTAAAGGCATCGACTGTTTTTACCAGTACCATTTCTTACTTTAAGTATTTTTAGCCAATATTCTTGAGCAACATGCATTGCTGTATCTTGAATGATACCGTAAATAATATCGGCGGTATGTGATAATCCGGCAGATTCTGCAATATGTCCCATAGACAATTCGGTTGAATCATAACCTCCACGATTTATTTGTGTGGCTGTGATAACAATCCATTCATTTCTTACTGCCATAGCTCGAAGATCTTCAGCTATTTGTTTGATTTTCATGTATGTATTTTCGGAATTAGGATTTCGGTGATTTGATAAGATATTGATGTAATCTATAACCACGACCTTTAGTTTCAATCCATTTACCGATTCAAGTTCTCGAAGATAAGCTTCAATTTCGGGAACGGTTGCCTGAGATGTTGGATATTCTTTAACAAAAAGATTTCCCGGAGGAATTATTCCATTAGAAAGAGTGCTTAGTTTTTGTTTGATATATCCTGGCTTTTTTGAAGTCTTTTCGTATTCGGAAATAGGGATATCGAGTAGATTTGCACCTATACGATGAATAAAGTCAGTATCAGCCATTTCAGCAGTAATTACCGCAACATCGTTTCCGGATTTGACATAATTAACAGCATCATTTGCCAACCAAATAGATTTACCAATATTTTGTTCACCTGCATAAACAACCAAAGATTTAGTTCGATAACCTCCTGTGAAATTGTCAACCCAATTATGGCCGGTTGTTATTTTTGAATTAGCTTCAGGAATATGTGATTCTTCATCAAAAAAGTTTTTACCAAGATTGTCATCGAATGTTATTCGGTTTCGATCATTAATTATCGATTTAGCTTTAGTGATTATTTCCTGTACGTTATTAGGAGTAACCTTAGTTCCTTTAACAAATTCGTAGGTATCAAAAAGTGATTCATCAAAGTTTTTCCAAAGAATCCAGCATTCTGCGGTTTCCTTTATCCATTTTGGATCGTATGAATCGTAAGGTTCGTCGAATATGATATTAATAAGATTTTCGCTTAGAGATCCTTTAAATTGTTCTTGTTTGGAAATTACTTTTAGCTGATCTTTAGAAGGGACTTCCTGAAATCGATCGTGAAAAGCTTTTGTAATGTTGGTAAGAGTTTGTAGCTCTTCAGATTCGTAGAAGTTAGACTTAAGAGTCTTAAGATATTTCGGATTTTCTCTTGTATAAAGATAAAAAAGCTTTTCGAAATCAGGAGTTGTTATATCCATTTTTTATTTTATTATATGATCTCGTAATAGGTTGTGAACTTTGTATTCTTATTGATTTTTATCAGACCTTCACCAAGTAAACGATTTAACAAAGTTTTTGTTAGTTCTTCATTACCATCTAATCGATCCTGAAGTTTATCATCTGGAAATATCACATTGCCGGTTTTTTCGATTCCTCGATACTCATGAATGAAATGATCTCCACCTTCAACATAAAACCAATTGTTCATGATATAAAGGAAATCCTCAGTAGTAGGAAATTCAGGTCTTTCTCGATATTCACCGATTAGATATTTAATCTTAACGTCTTCTTTATTCATTGTCAAATTCTTTAAGCCTTTCTCTTATTTTCTTTTCATTTGATTTTACTAAGGCTGAATGAAGGGAATCGAACCCCTCTTGATCTATATTCATCGCAGATTCTGCGGTTATTGTTAAGACCAATCCATGCGTCCATGGACCGCGTAACCCAATTCACCTATTCAGCAGATTTGATTAATCTTCAGTATCTTCTCCGTTAAGAAACAAATCAATTTCATCTTCTGCATCAATAACTCCGTATGAGAATTTACCTTTGATGTGCTTTTCATTGATTTTTTCTAGTACTTCTCGAGTCCATACTCGATCGGTAAATAGATCTTTAGCTGGTACACCTTCTCCGAGATGTTCAACTATATAATTTCTAGCAGTTTCTTTTGCAATGAAATACCAAGTTTCTCCATCCTTAGGATTGGTAAAAGGTTTAGCTACTTTTTGTACAGATTCTGGTTGTTTATCGTAATTTTTTTGATCTATCATATTACCTCTTCCAATACCGCAAGTTTCCCAATCCATATACTCTTCCATACCGATATATCGATTCATTCCTTTATCCCATCGGATATGGAATTTGATTGGTATTGGTTTAGAGAATCGATTCTTTAGAGTTTTGACCGTAACGATAATTCCAGTTTGTAAAGTTCCTTCTTTAATTTTTGCTTTTGATAAAGCTAGAATAACAGAAGCCGAATATACTAAACCACCACCTCCAGAAAGATTAATTGTCGGGAACATTCCCGTAGATGCATAAGTGTGATTTGTAAATATAAAAGGAATATCAAGGCCTGTAAGATCCGATGTAATGATTCGGAAAATAGATCTGATCATTTTTGCTCGAGTCATATCTGCCGCAGTATTACCAGATACTGCATCATCAATTTCCTTTGTAGTTGCAAGCATTCCTAGTGAATCAAGGAATATAGCTAGTTTAGGAATTTCATAACCCTTTTCCTTTGCTTCAATTAATCTTTTACAAAGTGTAGTGATTGATGTTCTAAATTTTGCAAGATCTGATATAGGTTGATGGTCAAATTTATTTGGATCTACTCCAAATTTTTCAACGGTATCAACATCTACAGCACCTTCAGTGTCATAGTAAATTACGTATCTTCCTTTTTCTTGCATTTCTCTTGCAATGTTTAAAGCCAAGAAAGTTTTACCTGTTCCTGAATCTCCAGCAAGACAAATTGTTCGATTAGAAGGAATTCCTCCAAAAAGATCTCCGCTGAAAACTGCATTCAAATGATAGTTTCCTGTATCAATGAAATCAGTAACTTTCGAGAACTCGCTTTTACTTAGTACATCACCAAAAGGATTGATTTTCTTTAGTTCCTTTTGAAGATCGTTTATTGAATACTCTTTTGCCATTTTATTTGTTTTTCTTATTATATGATTTTGATTATTTGTTGTTTACCAAAGTGCACCTACGGTATAAGCAAGACTAGGATTGATAGGTGGAAGTCCGGCTGGAATTATTATTCGATTTAGTGGATCAATAATTGTTGATTGAAATTGTCTTTCATAATCTATTTTAGGTGCAATTTCAATTGGATATTCGCCTGGTTTGTAACCGAAATTATTGTTCATTCCATCGTCTACCGAATGATACCATTTGATTTTATCACCACCTTGAATTAGCTGATATTTTTGCTTTAATCGAGAATCTTGATTAAGGAGGTAATTGTGGTATGCTCCTGCTCGAACATGTATTGGACATCCTTTATTGAGTTCAAATCCGTCAGTATCGTTAAGTACAAATTTCTTATAATTCGAAATTCCTCGAGACATGGATATCTTTTCGATATTCGACATTTTGAATTCTCGTTTGATGTCTTTAATAAGACCAACTAATTCGGGATTGTTTTCGACGGTAAGTTTTTTCTTGGAGAAGATAAATTTAACCGCTTCAATTAATTTTTCTCGGCAAAATACTGGTGTACTTGATTGAATAATTTCAAGTCCTGTGGTTTTGATATATGAGAGATTATCGTAATCCTTTCCATCTTTCCAGATGATGTTTTGTACATATTTCTTTTTTGCAACCCAAACGGCGTTTTCCGCAATAGTTTCAAGTTCAAAATCGAGGTAATTATCGACTCCAAAGGATTTGGCATAATCATCAAGAACTTTTTTGATAAGTGGAGCTAATCGAAAATTGTTTAGTCGAATAACAAATTCTTTAACACCTCCTTGCCAATTAACTGCTTCCATACATTCTTCAAAGATGAGATATCCTGAATCAGTATCGGTATATTTCCAAACGGTTCCTTTGATTTTAGGAACTTCAACATCTTCGGGAACATCAAGATATTCGAGTAATTTTCGATCTCGATGGAATACTTCTTTGAAATACTTATCTACCATTTTTTCGGTAAATTTGATAGCATCTTGTCCTTGAAGCGTAACCGTTTCAGCAATTGCTATGTTATAAAAGTGAAAGTATTCGTTTGCGAAGGCTCCGTATATACTGTTAATGGCTAATTTGATTGCCTGTTCATGAGCCGAACATCTTGCGGAATAGGTTTTAAGATCTTCTAGTTCTTCAACCGAAAAATTCGAAATATCAAGGTTTTCAATTTCTTCGTATTTTAAACTGTCGTAATCAATCATATTTTTATTTTAATAAGTTATTCAGTTATTGCGAGATTCATTGCAACCTTTGTAGCTGATTCGGTTGAATCGAGAATTAATTTAGATGAACAAACCGTTACATCATAATTTTCTTTATCGATTCGAGAAACAAATGATTTGAAAGTAGATTTTGGTTCAGTTCCTGGTTCATCGAATTTTACTTTATCATCGACAACCAAATCAAATACTTCGGTTTTTATATGAACGCCTTCAGAATCAGCATAGATTTGAAATAGTTCGGATTGATCCATTGAAAGCATAGAACTAATTCGAATAAGATCTTCTCGAGGAAATGTGAAACTGAATTCCTTTGATGATTTATCTAAAGCCCTTCCAACTTGATCTTCGCTTAGATAAGTGAATCCTAAAGATTGATCTTGACAGAAAAGATCTATTTTAAGACGACCATCCGAAAGAGTAATCTTATCTGCAAATAATTCATCACCATCTTCAAATACCGAGATATCCGCCGAAAGATTATGTGGATCAAAATAAGCAATAGATGAAAGAAGTTTTTGACCGGAAAAGAAAGACATTTTAATTGTCTTTTCGATAGGTGAACTAAATTGAAAAACATCGGGAGTTTGAACCGAATAAGATTTTACAACATCCTTTGAAGGGATGTATACATTAGAATACGTGTTTTCTTGGTCAATGTTGATATAAACCGAAGAATCCATTAGAAGCATTCTTTTGACCAAACTTTGAAAATTTGGTACCGAGATTTTTGTTGCTTTGATTATCATTTTTGTTTTATTTTTATATGATTAGATTGTTTCCTGTGTATAACCTTCTCTTTTATAACGATCAATCCATCCTTGAACTTCCTTTTTAAGGATGATTAGCTCTTCGTTTAGCTTATCGTCCTTTTTGGTTCGATATTGAATAGCGATAAACCAATCTGGATCATCTGGAGTATTCATTGATGGATCCGGTGTAAATACAACACGATATCTACCTCTCGGTTTAGTAAGAATTATTGGGAATGTCATTTTAAGATTTTGATTATTTCTATGATACCTTCAAAGAAAATGTTTAGCAATAAAGCAAATCCTAAAAAAATGAAAAGATCAGAAAAGATAAATTTGAAGAAATTGAGCATAATTTTAGTTTTAATTTATTAGATATTATGCAAACAAAATAGGAAAAGATCAAAAAAGACCTTCTCCTTTATTAACACACCGTAAACCTCATTACTACTACTTATAGGGTTGTTGTTGTCTCGGTATTTATATGTATAGCCATAGCTTTATTTTTTGTAATACCAGATCTTATGGCTAACATCATTTATAGAACCTTCAATAACGAATGACTTTAATTCGTCAGGTGTGTAGTCGTTATTAAGTTCATCTTGTGGCGTCGGCTTTAGGAATATTGCATCCCACTCTGGGTGATCCATAAACCATCCGCTGGAGAACTGCCCGAATATTTCACATTGATAAAGATCCCAATCGAATGGAGCAGCTTCCCCGTAAGAGCTAGTAACTATTAAGAAGTCTGAGCTAGTAACTATTTGATCGCCGTCTAAGTCAAAGATATTTAAAGATTGCTGCCCGTAGACAGAGTTAAAAGCTAGCAATGTTTGAACATTGAAGTAGTGAGCTGTATCACCACCAATAACAGACCGGTAGATATTGTACCCGTCTGGAGACAAGTGGTTCTCAATTTGAGGTACCATATTGGTACTTCTATCGTTTACTCCATCTGGAAGTATCATTTTTGTGCATGAACACACAAAAAACATAGTTATTAATGTGATTGTGATTGTTGTTTTCATTCTATTTCAATTATTAATTTAGATTGTTTATTAACATCGTTAAAACTTATAAGCATCAACCTTCACATGAGATACATGTTGGATCCATTGCCTGAGTAGCAATATCGCCTCGTAAAACTGATTCAGTTCTCATGTAATAAAGAGTTTTTATTCCTTGTTTCCAAGCTTCAAAGTGACATTGATTTATCCATTTTGGTGTGGCTTCATTGGGGAATCGAAGATTAAGAGAAACTGCCTGATCAACATATTGTTGTCTAATTCCGGCTTGTCGTATTAATTCTAGTTGATTGATTTCTGCAAAAGTTTTGAATACATCTTTTACTGTAGAGATTTCTTCAAATTCTCCTTTTTCACTAATGTTGATAAGTTTTCCAGTTGAGTCATAACCCCAATTATCTAATTCATCAATTCCTTGAACACTTCCTTTATCTTGTAGAATTTTATCCCATGTCTCTTTGTTATTGATACCGATTTTTCTTAGTGCTTTTTCTAGATTTGGATTCTTTCGAATGAAAGTTCCTTTAGCACTTTGTTCGGTATATACATTTGCAGGTATTGGTTCAATTCCGCTAGAAACTCCACCGGAAAGTTTTGAATTAGATACTGTAGGTGCAATAGCTCGTAAATGAGAATTTCTCATTCCTGTTTCCTTACACCAAAGAGGTTCTCCATATTCTTTAGCCATATCTTGTGAGGCATGTTCACTATGTGCTTTGATTTGACTAAAGATTTTACGAGTTTCGAATTGTGCTTGAAGACCTTCAAAAGGAATTCCTTTTGATTGGAGATATGTATGCCATCCAAGAACTCCCAAACCAATAGCTCTTCCTTTTTCTGCGGTTCTTACACTATTTTCAAATCCTGATCGATATTTTGCCTTTTGAATGAATTCTTCAAGAACTCCATCGAGGAACATTGTCGAATAATAAACAAGATCTGTATCTTTCCATTCGTCATATTTTGCTAGGTTAAGTGAACTTAAGCAACAAACAAATGAATGAGATTCATCAGTATAAAGAACTATTTCGGAGCATATATTTGTCATAAAGACTTTCAAACCGTTTTTCTTATAGGCTTCTGGGTTTTGCTTATTTACATTACCTCGATACATGATATAAGGTTGACCGGTTTGTCTACGTTTTTGTAAGACTGCTGCCCATTTTCTTCGAGATTCATCATCACCATCTTCAATTTTTCTCATGAATTTGTCACCAACTAGTACACATTGATTCATGTTAAGACATTGACGATTTATATCTCCTTTAGGTTCTCTGATTTCCAACCAATCCCAAAAATCTTCATGTTCAATATTAAGATTAACTGATGCAGCTCCTCTTCGAACATTTCCTTGATTTGTGGCATTGATTGATGAATCATATATTTTACAAAAAGGAACAACTCCATCGGTTGTACCATTTCCAGTGATAGGTGATCCGGCAGGTCTTATTTGATTTACGCCAATACCAACTCCACCTCCATTTTTTGCAAGCAACATCATTTCAAGATTTTTAGATCCGATATCTTGAATTGAATCTGCTACATCAATACCAAAGCAACTGATAGGTAAACCTCTTTCGGTTCCAGTGTTTGATAATACAGGAGAAGCTAAACAAAGCCATCCTTTCCAAACATAGTCGAAAAATTTACTAGCCAATTCAGGCTTTCCTAATCGCTTTGCTATCGTCGTTGAAACTCTCCAATATGCATCTTTAGGTGTTTCACCTTCTAGTACATATCCTTTAGAGATTGTCTCAACATAAACTTGATTATTTCCCCATATAGGAAAATCTACTCCGGGCTCCCAGCCCAAATAATCACCATAATTTTTTGCCATTGTATCTTTAATTTTTTACCAAATATCTCCCCAATCATCTCCTTCTCCAGCTTTTGCATAATCGGTAGGTCGAATTGCAAAGAAGTCAGTCCAGGTTTCACCACCGGTAAGATGATAGAACCATTCTAATTGATTTGCACTGTCTTCATTAAATTCAAATTCTCCTTTATATCCAAGTTCTGCTAATTTCTCATTACCTCTTCTTAATATGAAGTTTTTCAAATCCAGACTTTTAAGATTTTCTAGATCACCCATTTCGAACATTTTATCAATGAAATTTAATTCCATTCGAATCATTAGTTCAGCAGCTTCTCTTACCGAAGATTCAACCTCAGTCTTTAATTCAGGATATTCATTGCACATATGACGGAATAACTGACATCCCATTTTAGAATGTAAAGATTCGTCTCGTACTGACCATTTCATTTGCTGGCCAATTCCTTTTAGAAGATTTCTTAATTGAAAGCTATAAAGTACTGCAAACGAGGAATATAAAGACACCCCTTCAGCAAATGCACTAAATATTGCTAAAGATCTTGCTACTTCTTTTCTGGCTTCAGGATCTTTAGCAAGATCTTCATGTGTATA